AACACCAAGCTCTTTCACAACCAAAGCAACCAAATCCTTCTTAACCATGTTAGGATTAGACTTGATCAATTCAGCAACCATTGCAATCTTACCAGCCATGAACATTTCTCCTTTGTTTGTTTCAATGACATTTCTTATTATAACGAAGATTTAAATAAATGCAACCCGTAATTTTACTGCCCGAGCCCATTTGTTTGTCTCTTCATTATATTAATAATATACCCTATATTTTAAATAATGGCACGCGGTTTTTTCATAAAAAAATTCTGCAATGAAATCAACGAGTTAGGCCTGGGGTGGCTAACCTATTGAAATCATTACAGAATTTTTTAATAAAACCTGTTGATTTTATTAAGATTTTATGATATAATATAGAATTATAGCTGTATATTAGGATTTTCTAATATAAACAATCTCTAATGTAGGGATTTCTTATATTTGGTAAAATCTATTACATTTTCATTAGAAACTTCTAATATAGGGTCATCAGCATATTCTTTGAGTCTAAACACTCTATTTTCTTGACCTTCAGGTAATTCTTGGCCAAGTAGTTGCCAGATCTCAGATTCATAAATTACTGATCTTCCAGATTGCAATTGAGATGCAAAATAAGATAGTATCACATCAGCAACCCATTCAGCATATTCCTCGTCTTCATCGATCATCAAATTCATCTTCTTCTATTGATTTGATAAAGAATGCACTGGCTATAATTAAAAATAATGTAACACCTAAAACAATTATAATCATACTAGTAACTCACTAAATCGTGACTTCTTATCATTATCTAATGTCTGCCCTGCCTTTGTTCTATTAAACACAGGAGTATCATCAATAATATTATTTTGTGCTGATTGTTCAAGATTAAACAATCTCATCTTTGCTCTATCAATACCTACTACAAATTTCTTATTAATAGTAGGATCATTATAACGATTCTTCAATTGCTTGACCATAATCTGATTAAGGTTTTCAAGTTCCTCTGTGCTAATCAAAGCAAACATCAAATCCGCAGTAGCAGGTAGGCCAAAGGATTCAGAAGTATCTGTAAGTTCAACGTCGGAATTGCCATAACCACTTCTGGTAGTTTGTGTAGCAGATATAACAGGAACATTAAACTCAACGGCAAGACCACGTAGTTCCTCAGCAATAGCCTTGACATATGTGTACGAGTTAACATTAGAACCAGTACGTATTCTGCTACTACAACATATGTTAAGATAATCAATGTATATGACATCGGGAGTAAAATTGCGCTTAATTCTAAGTTCATTAATCAAATGCCTAAAATGTGAAGATCCAGCAGATGCGGTTGGATATTCTTTAACGATCAATTTACCTACAGTTTTTTCCTTAATACGATTAATCTTCTTATCGTATACATCTTTAGGAAGTATTGCTAGTTCATCTACCGTTACGTTGAGTAGGTTAGCATCAATGCGTTCAGCAATTTTCTCTTCTGACATTTCCATTGTGATATATAGAACGTTTTTACCGCTTACAAGATTGTGAGAAGCACAATGACACATAAACAAAGACTTACCAACACCAGTGCCGGCCAAAGCGATGTTGAGAGTCTTACGGACCAAGCCGCCTTTCGTAATCGAATTAAAGAAGTCCAAGTCGAAGGGAATATGTTCTTCCCTGCGATGATAGAAATCATATCGATTATCGCTATTAAGGAAATAGTCATGACCCACACTAACATCAAAGCTGACCCCCAAAGCATCGCTGAGAAGATTGGGGATTGCGCCAGTGCTGGAGTTTCCGGACTTGTCGTCAAGGATTTTAATTGATGCCATGATGGCATTGTAGATAGCTTTTTCTTGACAAAACTTTTCAGTGCTATCCAATAACCATTTAATGTCTGTATTTTCAATTTGTAAATCCTCAATAAGACGTTTAGAGTCTTTGAACGTAGTTTCTGATAAACCTTCTTTATTGTTCAATTCAAGAAACAATACTTCTTTTGTGGGTGTATTGTTATATTTTTGAACATAATCGGAAATTAGTCTATATACAACTTTATCCTGTTGATTTTGAAAATACTCATCTCTAAGAAAGGGAAGAGTCTTACGAGCAAAAGCTTCATTGTAAACTAAATGTGATAGTATCGTCTTTTCAATCATTTATTAAAACTTTCAATAACAGCTTTTCTACCTTCACTGTTATATTGATTATCAAATATAAGAATGGTTTTGCGTAGCATGCCAACAGCAAGTAACAACAGATCATTCTGATCATCACACATCATGATCTGTGTTTCTATTGGAAGCATGAGACGTTCTATACGTCTCTCCATCTTCTCATTATTCGTCATCGTCAACTTCGTCTGAATCTTGTTGAATCAATGAACCACCAACAAGAGTGTATTTACTCTTAATGAAATTGGCGAAGTCAGTCTTGGAAAATACTTCTTTCCACACTGCACCATTATCTTCAATATCAGCAGCACGCATCTTATTGCCAACTACTTCACCCGTAGCGCGGTCAACCAATTGATACCAACCATTAGAAGGCTTAACAACATAGCCGCCCTCAATAGCCAAATCAAGTAATCCGGACCACTTTTTAATCCCACCTTCATAGCTAACCGTGATAGGAATCTTTGACTTTTCTTTAACATATCGTGACTTCTCTACATTGATGATGAAGTGATAACCAGCAATACCATCTGAGTCCTTATCTTGTTGACGACCAAGAATCCAAATTGTATCAGCTGAATAGTAGATACCAGTACCACCACCAACAATAGCCTTAGGGAACATTCCAATTTCCATATAGGTATGATTAACAACAATAAGAGGAATGTCTTTAAGAGTAAGATGAGGAGTTACCATTCGGAACAATGACTTGAGAGACTTAGCACGAGACATGTCTGCAACAGACTTCTCGTTCATAGTATCTTCTACTTCTTTCTTAGAGGCAAGGTTACCAACAGAGTCAATGACCATAACAACTTTATCGTTACGACCAATCTCAGCCAATTGCTTCATGATATCAAACTTAAGTTGTTCAATATCAGTGATGGGTGTATGAATGACACGATCCATATCAATACCAAATGATTCAAAGTATCCTTGTGGTGTACCAAACTCTGAATCATAGAATAGAAGAACACTATCAGGATACTGTTTCATATAAGCCGATGCCATAAGGAGAGAAAAGGCAGACTTAAAATGCTTAGATGGTCCAGCCAATACTGTAAGTCCTGGTGTAAGGCCTCCATCTACACTACCTGATAGTGCAACGTTCACCATTGGAACGTTAGTAGTAATCATATCTTTCTTACCATAAATCTTTGATTCAGTAAGAAGAGATGTTTCTTGAATAGTTGAATTCTTAATAAGACGATTAGCAAGTGCAGACATAATGTTTCCTTGTGTAATTACGATTTAAGTATATTATCAAGCTTTTTAATAAATTCATCAATCTTTTTTTCTCGGTCAGGCCAAACAATATTTGGCTTATCCGGATTCCTTTTAAGATTGTTAAGTAAAGGCATAATCATTTTATACATTGTCTCAGCTTTATTTTGTGCTGCTGCTGCTTGTTGCTCTTTTTCATTTACAGCATCAGTAAGGTCGTCACTAAAATCAAAACCAAAATCAAAATCTGTGTCAAACTCTATAGGGTTCTTTGCCATTTTGTTTCCTTAATCGTTTTCGTACCATGTACGATTTGTTCGATCTAAATCATCTTTATCAAACTTATAAAGACCATTGTCATATGAATCGTCATATCTAATTTTTTTCACATCATATACTGTTTTATATTTTTTATAACCTATTTTAATTCTTTTAAAATTATAACACTCATATTCTGCATATGTTACAAAACCTTCTGTTTTAGTCCAAGTGGTTTCACTATATGGTAATTTCATATCCTTAGAAAAAGATCCTGTTCTGCATGTAATTCTACTGTAATATTCTTTTGCAGCTCTGAATGAATTTACTTCTGATATACCAGTGTATACAATTACTGTCATACAAAAAAATCCTCTAATGAAGCAGTCTTTTCCACTTGCCAACCAATTGCATCTAAAATTGTCTTAATAGGCTCTACGAAGGCTTTTTCAAATTGAGTATCGTAATCTATGTATTGTTCCATTCCCAATTGTCTTGGTAAAGTTCCAGGACACCCGAAAACATTTTCTCTTGTTGGATTAGGTAGTTTCATATAACAAAATTTAATTTTATCACCATCTTGAACAAGAGGAAATCTCTGATCTAATTTTTTACTCTTGAGCATAGCATTATACAAAAGAGCTGATCTCACGTGAATGGGCAATCCTTTTTGACCAAGATAATATTCTTTGGAATAAGTGGATTGGTTTTCTGTTACAGTATAACTAAGCTTAACACCACGAGGAAAAGCAATATCTTCAAAAGGTAAATTTGCAAAATCTTTCCTAAACTTCTGAATGAAATTGATTGTTTCCTCTTCCGTGTTATTCATAATAATTTTAATGCATTTTTTAATATTATCACGGCAAGAAGAAGGTGTAGAAGATCTGACAGCTTCAATGCCTTTAATCTTCAACTTAGGTTCACTATAAGAGACACCTTCATTGTTCCAAACATTCATGATGTAACGTTTCTTAGCCGTCCAGATTGCTTTATCTGCAATAGCTTCACGTTTCATTTTCATTTTTTGTGAGAAAGCATTAACATATCTGCTAAGTTGTTCAAAGCAGCCATCAATATAAGGTTCAAGTTTATCCTGACAGAATTTATCAACGATCTCGACTGTGTCTCTAGTTGACAATTTATCCGAAGCAATGTGAGAGACCAATTTGTCAAGCGTAATATACATAGAATCCGTATCGCAGGCAATGACATAATCAACTCCCTCTGTCTTCAATAGCTTATTCAGATACTTATTCATCTCACGTTCAATCCAGCGTGTTGCCAATTGACCTGAGAGTGTAATAGATTCAGCAAGCTTATCATCATACCATCTAAAGTATTCATTTGATAATGCACCGTAAACAGAATTAAGCTGATACTTTCTGGCAATCTGCATATTATGATTTTGTGCAATAGCTTTTTTATTTTCTTCAGACTTATCTAATTCATAAGCCTTCTCAGCTTCAATCATTTTCTTTTTATATGTTGAACGTTCCTTATAAAACCTATCCATCAATTCAGGAAGAAACCCCTCGCGGTCTTTATCAAACATACATCCTGTACCAGTGATAGTAAGATTTTGTGATTCTAATTGATTGCGAATAGAAGGCTCGTTGAAGGCACCGTCCACGATTCTTTTAACACCATCTTCACCATCAAGATAAGGAACCCGACCAGAATATGTTTCAGGTGAAATATTATATTGCATAATAATATGAGGATACAGGGAGTTCAAGTCAAAAGATACTACCCATTTATGCATACCAGTTTGAGGATCTTTAACATAACCTCCAATGATCCTTTCTTCTTTGTTGCCAACTTTCATTTGAGGAACAACAATTTTCTTATTCATAAGATAATTGTGAATAATTGTATCCCACATACGCACGGTAGTAAAGGTTTCTTGATAGTTAACCTTACCGTCATATGCAAGAGCAAATACTTGCTCAATCAATTTCAACTTATCATCAAGACGAGCAACGAGGTCAACGTCTCGGATGTTATACTCAATAAATTTCTGATAGTCTTTTAGATAAAGATCAAATAAAGAATCAAATTCGGAGTAATCCATTTTCTTTTCACCAAGCTCAGCATTAGCAATATGATTCAAAGAATATGATTCTTGCATTGTAAAAGTAAACTTCTTATACAATTGCATATAGTCTAGAATAGAAATACCTGCTGGGATATAGGTTTTCTGAGCATCACGTGTTCCAACAGTTACTTCGCGTTCTTGAAGAATGTCATAAGGTGATATTTTTTTTGACATTGCTTCACCAAGGATTCGACGGATGCGATTAACAATGTAAGGAATATCAAAGAACTCAACGTTCCACCCAGTAACAACATCAGGTGCAAATGCTTTAGAACGCCACACATCCAAGAACTTTAAAAGAAGTTCAGCTTCATCTTTACATTTAATATACTTTACCTTCTCATCTGTAGTTGTAAATTCACCACACCCAAGAACAACAAAGACATCATTCTTCTTCATTGTAATAGCAGTAATAGGTTTATTAGCAGTTGCAATATCAGGGAAACCTTGATCCGCTGCAACTTCGATATCGATATTAACTACAGAAATCAATTTAGGGTCATAATCAATTGTACCTGGATAATAGTCATTGATGAATGGATAGACATAGTTAGTCATGCCATGAATTTCAAATCCAGATGTGTCACTATAGCGTTTTACAAAGTCACGAGCTTCTGAAACAGAATCAAAATCAACACGATCAACAGGTGTTCCCTTGAGCGTTCGATATTCTGTAGCTGTTACACCTCTTGAGTTAACGAAAAGGTAAGGTTTGCAAGGTATAACTTGTTGGATACGTTGACCATTTTCATAGCCACGCAGGAAAATATCATTACGAATAAGGGAGACATTTGTATAAAACTTTGACATGGTTCACATAAAAAAATTGCAATCAATCTATAATATAGAACGATTGCATAATAAAAGCAAGAAAAAAGGGACCGTAGCCCCTTTAAATTATTTGTATGATGGGTTGTAGTGTTTAAAGGCTTCCTTCCAGAAAGATGAATAGAGTTCGTCACTCATCTTTGTCTGCATTGCCTTAAACGACTTAC